CAACGCTCATCTCTTCAATAGTGGCCACACTTTTCAAGTGTACCATCCGCGAATGAACAAACCTCTTAAATGTGTGGTTAGTGACAAGGATATTGTTGTTCGAGAGGAATTGGATATTATGGTAATCCGATTTCGTAATGTTGCCCCATTTCGCAGCATTCTTGGCCTCATTCCAGAAAAACCGATTCCTGATTTGCGTTGTGATGTTTCGATACTCTCTCGAGAACTCGATGGTTCCCTGACAACTCATGTTAGCAAATGTTGTTCCTATGGTGAAGAGGAGATTTTGAATCATCCCCTTTTTGGATTGCGAAGTTTTGTGCAATATACAGCTCAAGGGATAAATACCACCAGAAATGGCGATTGTGGTTCCCCTTATGTAGTTCATACTCCATTGGGGCCTGCAATTGTTGCTCTTCACCAAACTTTGCGAGAGCATCAGGTTGGTGGTGTTCCACTGTGTAGAGATTCACTAAATGAGATCTTGTCTACTATGGAACCTCAAGTTCAGGGTGGCTCTCTATGCCGTGATGGATGTGTTTTCTCAGTCAATTCTTGGAGTAAAGACTCTAATTTGCGACAGATTGAGAATAGTCACTTCTACCTGTTTGGATCTACTTCGAGACGATTTCCCGCTAAATCCCATGCGCGACCGTCAATCATTTATGATGAGTGTGTTTCTCATGGAATGGTAGACAATTTTGCAAAACCTCAGATGCAATCTAGGAGAGTTTGGTTAAATCAAGCGATTCCTATGGTTGAACGAGACATCACAATGGACCACGATCTGCTGGATCAGGCAACTGACATGTATATTCGTGAAACAGTTTCCACTTTGTCCCAAGATGATTTCTCTAATGTTTTTGTACTAAGTGAAGATGAGGCCTTGAACGGTGTGAGTGGTTTGACTTATGTAGACAAATTGCCAAGAAAGACATCAGCTGGCTTCCCTTTTAACTGTTCTAAGAACAAATTTCTCTCCTTACGGGATGATGGAAGTGCTGTTCTGGCAGAAAGTATTTGGGAAGATGCTCGAGACATTGAGATGAAATTGATGCGTGGAGAAAGGTCTCTTCCAGTCTTCATGGCCTCATTGAAAGATGAAGTCGTCACAAAAGAGAAGAGAGAATTGCACAAGACTCGTGTTTTTACTGGTAGTCCTATTGCTTTTTCTTTGATCATGCGTAAGTATCTTTTGACAACGAACGCTTTGTTTCAATCTCATAGACAATTGTTTGAGTGCTGTGTTGGAATGGATGCTCTAGGACCAGAGTGGCACACAACTGCTTTGTACCTTAAGGAGTGGTCAGATAAATTTGTTGCGGGTGATTACAAAGCCTACGACAAGAAAATGACGCCAGATCTCATTCTTGCTGCTGGTCGAGTCCTCAGATCCGTGTGTTTGCGTGCTGGATATTCCCACGCCCAGCTGCAAGTGGTTGATACCCTCATTTATGACATTGCTTTTCCAGTGTCAAATTTTGATGGGGATTTGATCATGACGTGTGGAGCTGAGCCATCTGGACATCCCTTGACAGTTATTGTCAATAGTATTGTTGGGTCAATTCTTATGAGAATGGCCTATATCAATCTAGGCACAGGAAGGACTTTCAAGGATGATGTGAGATTGTTGGTGTATGGAGATGATAATCTTTGTTCAGTCAAGGATGAATCTTTCAGTCACACTTACATTTCTCAATTTCTTGCAACTCAAGGCATGACTTACACGATGGCTGACAAGTCTTCGAAATCTCGGCCTTTCATTACATTTGAGGAATGTACTTTCCTCAAAAGAACTTTTCGATTTCATCCAGAATTGAAGAGTTATGTCGGTCCTCTTGACAATAGTTCTTTGGATAAGATGCTTATGTATCACATTCCAACTGGAGCTGTTAGTGAGGAGAACTGGGTGATTGATGTTCTCAACACTCGTTGTCGTGAGAAATTCTTCCATGGGAAGGAAGCTTTTTTGTCTGCACGTGATTGGTCGCTTTTAGTGATTGAAAAACTAGAGCTTCAATTATGTGTGCGTCGATCTGATTTTCCAACTTATGAGCAACTTGTTGAGTGGTATTTTTTGAAATTGCCATTCACAATAGATTGTGGAGATCTTTTTGAAGATCAAAACTGCATGGAAGGTTCGGTTGGGGAAGCTGAAATTCAATGTGGTTCCTTCTTGGCAGAGGAGGATATTTTCTGCCCAAAGTGCCAACAAGCAGATTGTCTGTTTGAAGCCACTGATAGGATTGTGTGTCGAAGATGCAAGCATTGCCGTCCA